GTCCAGTAGTAGTGGACGCGTGCACGCGAAGGGCGACACGTCCGCGCCTCAAACGCCTGCACAAGCTGGCGGCGCGACACGTTGTGGGCGGCGCACATGCGGAGGATGGTGTCTCTCGGTTCCATGCTCCACATCTACACCAGTTAGAAAAAAGCGTCAACCCCTGTTGACGTACTCCACGACGACGCACTACATATGGTGCCACAAGGAGCGATCATGGAACCCTACCGACCGATCGTCGTGCTGGCCGAAGCAGCACACGACCTTCTCAAGCGCGTCAGCACTGGCGCCATCGTCCACCCGGGGCGCCTGCATCTGTTTGGCGCTGCGCCGGTACACCCTCCAGTGGCAGAGATCGACGGGATGGCGGTGCGGTGGACGGTAGGTGGCGTGAGCGTCCTCCAGACTGTCGTTCCGCAATGCGAGGACATCGAGCCGCACGACTACGTGCGTCTTATGCAGCTCGCCAGTGACCTCGAGGCCATGGGCAACACGGACCTCTGCCTGCGCTGGACGCTCGCGGAGTCCTGCGTCGAGATCGGCGTCCATAACGACTCAGCACGCACCCTCTGCCAGATGGCGCCGTCTCGCGCTCATTACGCTCGGACGCCTGTCGCCTACACCGTGACGTGGAGCCTGTCGCGCCGCGTCGTCGTCACCTGCTACGTCACTGACCCCACGATCCTCCAGGAGATCGCATGATCAAGGATACCCTTGTCGTCGCCTTCCTCGTCACGCTCGGCCTCGGCGCCGTACTCGCGTGGATCGAGCCTGAGCCGTCCACTGTCACCCTCACCACTGAGCAGGAGTAGTCATGTCCGTCTACGCATCCACCACTCTCGGAGAACTCGCCAAGGCGCTCTCTGCCATGCAGGCCGATCTCGAGCCGGCCCGCAAAGAGGCCGTGAACCCGCACTTCCGGTCCCGGTACGCGGACCTCGCCGCCTGTCTCGAGGCGGTGCGCGCCCCGATGGCCAAGCACGGCCTCGCGCTGTCCCAGCATGCCGGCCTCGATGGCGATGTCGTCACGCTGACGACGCTTCTCCTGCACACGTCCGGCGAGTTCCTGCAGAGCACCGCTGGCGTGCGCCTCGCGAAGCACGACGCGCCCAGCGTGGGCAGCGCTCTGACGTACCTCCGCAGGTACGCCCTGTCCGCAGTCGTCGGCTTGTCCGCGGAAGCAGACGATGACGGCGCCGCTGCAATGGCGCCCGCTCCCGTTCAGGCGCCTCGTGCGCCGTCGCCCGAGCTGCAGCGCGCTGCGCAGAAAGTCGAGGCCACCTTCCAGGGCAGCACGACGACGTTCACGCCACACGCGAGCGGGACCGGCGATGATCCCTCCTGTCCGACGTGCGGTGGCCGCATGTGGGACAACCGGGGCACGCCCGAGAAGCCGAAGACGAACCCGAAGGCGCCCGACTACAAGTGCCGCGACAAATCCTGCGACGGCGTGATCTGGCCTCCGCGCGGGCCTCGGAAGCAGGAGCGCATGCAGGTCGTTGAACCCACCATGCCCGTTGGCCCTGACGAGGAGATCCCGTACTAATGACCGGACCCGAACTGCTACAGCATGCCGGCGCCCTGGTCGCCATGCTTGACGCCCCTGAGGGCGCGGACGTGGACACGATGTCCGAGGCACTCGCTGAGTGGCTCGGTCAGAGTGACGACAAACTCACGGCCTACTGGGCGGTCGTGAAACGCCTCGACTCGGAGGCGCAGACGCTGCGCGACCTCGAGCAGACGCTCGCACGCCGGCGCCGGTACCTCGATGGACAGGCCGAGCGGGTGAAGGCGCTGGCCGCGGAACTGCTCGCCGCCCGTGAGGCGCTGGGCGAGGAGGCAAAGGTCAAGGGACCGCTGTTCACCGCGTGGCTGGCCACGTCGCGCAGCATCGAGGTGTCCGTCGAGGCCGAGGCGCTGGAGCCCTGCTACCAGCGGCACACCATCGAGGTGGACAAGCGCACGCTCCAACGCGATCTCGAAGGCGGGAAGATGATTGACGGCGTGCGGATCGTGGAGCGTCGAGGTGTCCGATGGCGGTGAAGCGGCGTACCTATGAGCGCCGAGACATCGCGGAGGGTCGTGTGCTTCTGCTCCTCGCGGAGCGGGGCACCGCCTCCTCCACGCTGATCGGTCGCACGCTCAACTGGGACGAGAGGAAGGTGCGCTCGGTCATGCATGGACTATCAGAGCGCGGCCTTGTCGCGCGTCACGAGGATGAACGTCGGTGGCGTCGAGCGTCGGGACAGTTCGCACGGACGGTCGAGTACCGTTGGGAGGCTACGGCATGATTGTCAGCGCACACAGGCTCAATGAGTTGCTCGACGCGGCTCTTCAGCAGCTCGAGGCAGCAGAGGCGCAGCTCGATCGGGTGCTGGCCATACGGGAGGAGGGCGCTGCAGAGGAGCGCGCTGCCGTGGTGGCGTGGCTGCGCTCGCAGGTTTCGCAGTGTGCGGGCGACGACGACTACGCCTACGATCACGCAGCAGACGCCATCGAACGCGGCGAGCACCGCCGGGAGGAGGGGCCATGAACTGCATTCGACCTTTCTGGACGTACTACGGTGGCAAGTGGCGAGCGGCTCCGCGATACCCGCGTCCTATCTACGACACGATCATTGAACCGTTTGCGGGAGCCGCTGGCTATTCGCTGCGGTACGCAGATCGTAAAGTCGTCCTCGTTGAAAAGAACCCAAAGGTAGCGGCGTTGTGGAGGTACCTCCTTCGTGTGTCAGCATCAGAGGTGCGCGGTCTACCGCTGATGCAGCCTGGGCAAACGGTCGATGACCTTGCGGTGTGCGAGGAGGCGCGGTGCCTGATCGGTTTTTGGATGAACAAGGGCGCGGTGACGCCGTGCAAGTCGCCGTCTAGGTGGGCTACGGCGTACCCGAACCAGTCCTGGGGCGCGCACATACGTGAGCGTGTAGCGGCGCAGGTCGATCGTATTCGGCACTGGCTCCTCATTGAAGGCGACTACAGCGACGCTCCAGATGTTGAAGCGACGTGGTTCGTGGACCCGCCATACATCGGCGCGGGGAAGCACTACCCGTCCAAGGTGCCAGACTTTTCGCACCTCGCCGAATGGTGCCGCACCCGTGAAGGTCAAGTCATGGTCTGCGAGAACGTCGGCGCAACATGGCTTCCGTTCCGACCATTCATCAACATCAAGGGGAACGAGAGCAAGAGAGGAGGAAAGGTGAGTCAAGAAGCGTTGTGGACGAGTTGGGATGAAGACGACGACGAAGAGGATCCCGGCGAGCACCGCCGCGAGGGGGAACCGTGACCGAAGAAGAAGCGACCGCGCTGGGCAAGCGGCTGGCGGCCTGTCGTTACTTCCGCCCGATGCCCGGCCTCAAGGACATGCAGGGCCGGACGTGGGACGACTCGCTCCTCTGGCGCTGGAACCCCGACGTAGACGTGCCCGACCTCCGCGATCCTGCCACGCTCGGATGCGTGCTGGCGCTGGTGCGGGAGGCGCACGGGCAGACGACGCTATCACCTGTGAACGGTGGGAAACGATGCTGGTTCCTCGCGGACTTCGGAACGACCGCGCTGCAAGGCGAGAGCGAGGCCGAACTTCTGGTCGCCGCGCTGGAGGCTGCGCCATGACGGAGCATCTGTACGTCGTCCCTGCGGCGCCCGACACTTCGGTGATCGCGTGCTTGGAGGATGCGCTTGCCCGTGCCCGTGCGGGCGAGGTGCTGGGCGTGGGCCTCGTGATGTCCTGTGCTGGGCGCGCCGAGGCCACGTCATACGCGCTTGGCAGCGGCAGCGTGGCGGCGCTGGTGCTGGCCACCGAGCGTCTCAAATTGCGGTTGCTCGCTATCGGAGGTGAGGAATGAAGCGAACTGTATTGCCGAACGTGGCGCTCCCGACGCGCCTTCCTGTGCAGACCACTGCGCTCGTGTACCTGCTGCTCCATCACTTCACAGCCCCCGAATGGGTGTGCGGCGTCGTGTGGACGCTGATGGCTGTCCGCTGGTTGGGAGCGGTCTATATGCTGCTCAGCGAGGTCACAAAGCCGCTCAATGGGTACGGAGAGATGAAGTGAAGCCCCCGGGTCATACCTGCCCCCAGATTGACAAGGCGCAGTCTGCGCTTCGCAAGCTGGCGTGGAGGGCAGCAGGCGGTGTCGCTGTGATCACGCCTGCCGAGGTGCTGGACGAGGGGCTACGCGCGCTCGAGGAGGTCCGCGCGGAGAACCGGCAGATGCGCGAGGCGCATACGTGGGCGCGTGCCGAGGCCGATCGGCTCGGCCAGGAGGTCGCAGCCCTCCGCGTGCGCCTGCAGGAGCTCGAGGCCGGCGAGGCCCGCCGCCAGTTCCTCGATGCGGTCTGCTTCTCCGAGCCGCACGAGCGAGCGCAGCTGGCGATCTATGCACGCGAGCTGCTCAAGGATGAGGGCGACCTATGACCTGCACACGCTGCGGAGGTGACCTCCACGTTATCCAGACGATGCGACCGGATGACGTATCGCCGGCTCGGCGCCGCATGGCGAAGCGCGTCGTGGGTGATGCGCCCGTCTACATCGTCAGGCGCCGGCGCTGCGTGGCCTGCGACCAGATCGTGCATACCGTCGAGGTTGAGATCAGCGCTCCCGCACCAGCGCCTTGAGCTGCTTCTCGACGCGGGCAAGGCGCTCGTCCAGCTCCTCGACGCCAGGAGAGTCGGACCTGATCATCAGGCCGACCTTCTTGGCGAGGTCGCTGTGGCGCTTGTCGAGCGCCGCCAGCTTGCGCTCGAGCTCGGCGTGGACGGTCTGACAGGGAGGCGGTGACGCGCCACCATGCCCCGCCATGTCGCGCTCGAGGCGCAGACGCTCCAGCGCCTGCTCGTGCTTCTGCTCACTGTACTGCGTCCAGAACTTCCATCCGGCGCCGCCACCAAGCACCATGATCACGAGCACGGCCAGCATGATCATCGGATCATCGCCAGCCAGCGCCTGCACTTGCGACACGTCGAGCGTGTCGGAGGGCGAGAGAGCCTGCGCCTGAGACTCCGGCAGGAGAACAGGAGTGCCTTCGGGTAGGCCCGCCGGGGCCTCAGACGCAGGAGAGGTAGGAGCCTCGACAGGCTCGGTAGGCGGCGTCTCAGGCTCGGCTACTGGGTCCATCGTGTCTCCGTAGTGGATGCGGAAGGTCACGCCCTCGGGGATGTCGCAGCCCTCGAGGCGCTCGGCGCTCATCGCGTCGAGCTCGATCACCTCGCCAGCGACAGGGCAGCTCACGTAGGCGTGAAGATCAGCTCATAGTTCACGCTGGCCGAGTCGCTGAACAACGCAAGGACATGCGCTGGCTGAAAGCCGCTGTGCGAACTGCTGTCGGCCTTGATCGAGATCGGCTCGCCGATAGTAAAGAAGGTGCTCGGTGCGGCGCCGTCCTGCGTCAGCGATGTGGCGAACGAGATCCGCAGCGCCTTCGATGCCTTGTCGCGATTGTGGATCGTGACACCCACGCCCGGGACGCTCGGGATGGTCACGAGCTGGCAGGTGTTGATCGTGGCCGGCGTCGTCCCGCTGTAGACATACGGGATCGTCGGCAGGAGTGCGAGGTTGACCGCCGGCATTAGAGCGCCCGCCAGGCAGTGACCGCGCCCGTCTCGTCCTCGGTGATTACGCAGGGCAGCGTCCAGCCCTGCTCGGTCGAAATCGCCTCATAGATCGGCGGGATGCCGGTGAGGAACGCGACACAGTGCTCAGTCGTAGCGACCGTGACGCACTCGGTCGTGCTCCACGTCGGCGGTGCGATCAGTAGATCCTGCGTCATCTCAGCCTCCGAAGCTCACGAGACAGACCGTGCCAGCATTGCCCGCGCTGCCAGTCGTGCCTGATCCGATGCCCGTTCCACCTGCGCCGCCATTGGCAGTCACGGTCCCGCACTGCGTCGATGGCGTGTTGGTCACGACCCAGACGATCCCGCCTGCACCGCCGCCGCCGCCGCCTGCACCGCCGAGCGTGGCCGTGCCGCTCGCATTCTCACCCGCGCCGCCGTTTGCGCTGATCGTGCCGCTGTTGGCAAGCGTGGCCGCTGCGAGCCACACGATCCCAGCACCGCCGCCGCCACGTCCCGAGACAGGCGCGTCTGTGTTGACGATGCACCCACCGCCGCCACCGCCGCCGCCGCCGTTGAAGCCGGTCGCGCCATAGCGCCCCTGATACCAGTGACCCGCCGCGCGCACGACAGGAGAGGGCGCCGCTGCGCCTCCACCAGCACCGCCCAGGTAGGCGCCGGATCCCTGTCCACCCGCGCCGCCCGAGGGCGCAGCGCCCGAGTCATTCGGGCTACTGTTGCCGCCCGATCCACCGCCGAGGTTACCCGCGCCGGTCGTGTTGCGAAGGGCGCCACCAGCGCCGCCGCCGCCGCCCAGCCACTGACGCGCAGCGATGGACGCGCCACCCGAGGCGCCGCTGTTGCCGTCGTCGTTGTAGGAGCCGCCAGCGTCGATCGTGCAGGTGCCCCTCACGAACGTCCTGTAGCCGGCCGGCTTGTACACGCCGCCGCTCGGGATCGTCAGCGTCTGCCACTGGCGCTCCGTGTTGGCCGTGTACGTGCCCACGACCGTGAGCACGCCATCGCCACCATTGCCGTAGAGGCCCGTGACCGTCGTCGTAGCACCGCCGCCCGAGGGCGATGGCTTCACCTGCGTCGTCATGCCATCACCTCGTACACGACCGCGTAGGAGAAGGCGTTGTCGGTCGAGACGCCGACCGGACCAGGCTCGAGGTACAGAGCGCCGGCTGCGTCCGTCGTGCAGTACACGCCGTCGAGCGCCACGTCGCAGAGGTCCGCGATCGCGGTCGTGGACCCTGCGAACTCCTGCGAGAGGCTGTTAGCGGTGCCCGAGGACGACGAGTAGATACGCGGCGTGAACGTCGTGGCCGTCCCGCCCGTGCGCGAGATCTTGACCCGGTAGACGCGCACGACATGCGTGGAGTCCGTCAGCGAGAGCGTGGCCTTCGTCGTGCTGCCAGCGTTCGACAGCGTGCCCGAGGCGACCTTGAGGATGCGGTATTCGGGAGAGGGCATGGTCTACCTCAGTCGAGAAGGGCGAAGGAGATGGACTTCGTGAGCGAGAGCAGGTGCTTGACCAGCTTCTTGCCCTCGACCGGATCGAGGCGCACGACGCCGTCGTCGTCCTTGCGGAGCGCGCCCTGCAGGTGAGCGATCAGCTGCGCCGCTTCCACGGCGATCTCGGCGGCTTCGGTTGCATCGATCTTCACTTTGCGCTCCACTGGAGGTAGTTGCCGGCGCCGTCGTAGACGAGCGCCTGACGACACAATGTATCCTTGCGCCACGGTTCCCCGAGCGAAACATGCACCCACGAGTACGGACGCGCGGGCGCCGTCTTCTCGAGGATGCACTGTCCGTAGGGCAGGCCCGACTCGGTGACGATCCAGCGATGGAGCTCCTCGACCGTGACTGAGGGCGCCACGATGTCGGCGGCCTCGCCCTTGAGGTGCTGCGAGGTCTTGCTGCCACCGACCTTGGCGTTCACGCTCGCACCTCGGAAGGCGCTGTTGATCTTGATCGGCCCGAACTTCGCGCGGATCGGCTCGAGGATCGTCGTCGCAAGCGCCGTCAGCGCTGCGCGGTACTGCTCGGCCTCCTGCCGGTTGATCTGCTGGAGCTCGGTGGACCCGGTGCGCGTGAGCTCGGCCCACGAGAAGTGCTTCGACACGTCGCTCATTCTGCCGCCTGCGCGACAGGAGGCGTCAGCGTGACATGCTCGGTCGTGACTTGAATGCCGGCGAGCGCGAGGATGCCGAGGAGGGCGAGGGCGCCGAGGATACGGATGTCGTTGCGGAGGCCATCGAGGCCGCGAGTGAACTCAGCAGTCTGCTCACGACGGTCGATCGAGGTCTGCTTCATGTGCTGCGCGAAGAGCTGCGCGAGAGCGCTGGAGTCGCCGTCTGTCATGGCCACCTCTCGCGCCGTTATAGCACGCGGGCGCCTACGCGAAGAAGCGCACGACGAGGCTACCGTCTACCCGTAGTCCCTCGCTGTACTCCTCGGCCCAGACGACGATCGCGCGACCGTCCACGATGTCTACGCCGGCCTCGTCGTGGACGCGCTGCGGAACCTTGAGCGTAGCGATGTCAGGGTTCGCGGCGCAGACAGCGCTCAGGTAGTCAAGCATCAGTACCTCACCATGACCGCATCGCCGGCCGTCGTGCTGATCGTCGCTGCCACCGTGTAGCCGATCGTGTTTGGCGCCACGATGACGGTAACTCGGCTGAACTGGTCCTTCGTCACGTACCACTGGCGCGAGGCGCCGCGGAAGTTGCCCGTGACGGTATCCGTGATCGCCAGCGGGATCCCTACCGGCTCGCTGTCTGCCGTCGTCAGCGTGTTCGTCGGCGTGAAGGCGCCAAAGCGCGCGCTCGTGCGGATCGTGTTGGCGCCCGGCGTGAAGAAGCCGGCGTGCGAGCCGTTGACCGACCCGACATGCTGTCCAAACGATGACCCGTCACCCGAGGTGTTGAAGATCGTTGAGCTCGTGACGCTCAGCGAGCCGGACGTAAACATGCTGTAGAGGCGCCCGTCGCTCTCGGCCTGATTGGCCGTCGAGCCGATCGGGTCGAACAGCGCTCCGAACCCGTTGATCGACGTACTGCCGGTGCTCGCCTGCGCGAGCTGGACCATGCACGCCTCCTGCGACTCCCAAAGCGAGATGCTGTCATAGGCGACAGTCGCGTGCGCTCGCGCCGCTCGCCAGTAGCCACTAAAACCGGCGTTCGTGAACGGCGTAGCAGAGCCCCATGTCGTGTACGTGCCTGCGTTCTTTTGCATCGCCGCGACAAGCTGGCCGGTAGCCGTCGCCGTGTCCGGCGTGAGCACCGTGTACGCTACTGCCGAGGTCGAGCCGGCGAGGATGTAGCGCATGCCGAGAGCGTTCGTCGGCGGGTTGCCGTACACCGCTACCGTCGTCCCGCTCGTCTGCTCGCGCGCCCACGTCCACGCACTATCCGTACCAGGCGTGCGTGTGGTCCCGTCCGCGTAGGTGGCCTTCGTCCCGAGCGTGTAGAGCGCGTCGAGCGTCCCAGGCAGGGATCCTGCCGTGAAGGTCTGCACTCCGACATAGCGCCAGTTCAAAGTAGGGTTTGGCATCAGTTCACCGTGTAGCCGGCAGGCATGAACGCTGCGACAGCGCCGGCCTGTAGGTAGTCGATCTCAGCCGCAGTGCTGGCGTAGGACAGGATCATGGCAGCGGCTACCTGACGCCACACCGCCGCGCCGATCGTCGCGTCCGCGAGCATGTAGACGCTCTTTGCCGCTGTATCCACCCAGATCCAGCCGACACGGTAGCCGTCGCCTGCGTCGTCTGTCGCGAGCGGCGCACGCGCTGCCGTCGTCGTCGGAGGTACGAGATAGCTCATAGGACCACCCACGCAGAGCCGGTGCTCTGCACTGTCGCAGCGTTGTACGCGGTCAGGACGAGTGTGGTAGCGCCGTCGATCGTCTCGGCGCCATTGGCGTCGATCGTGACCGTGTTGGCGCTGCTGTTGATGTGCTTGATCGCGAAGATCTGCCCAGTGACTGTCGCAGCAGCCGGCAGGTTGACGGTCGCTGCTGTCGTCGTCGGATCCACCGCGATCGTGTAGTCCGTCGTCAGCGCCGTCGTGGAGGCCGCGCCCACGCCCGACGTGAACAGGCGGTAGGACATTACCTGCGTCGTCGGCGCAGACCCGCCGCCACCGCCGCCTGTGTTCGTGATCGTGAGCTCGGCTTCCTCGTTCGCGGCGTCGTCTACGAGCGAGAGCGTGATCCCGCTCCCAGCGAGGAAGCGCACAGCGCGGCGCAGGTACTCGGTCGTACCACCGCCTGCCGCGTTGACCCGCACGCCGACGCGCGCGTTCATGTTTGCGCGAGGTGGCAGGAGCGGGCGGCGTGCTGCTGGCATCAGGCGCTCCGCTTATCCCGCGCCGGGTCTTCGATGATCAGCAGACTGAGGCCGATGCTGCCCGAGCTGTCCCACTGGATCTCTCGCACGAGCGCCACCTGCGCCTCGAGGCCGATCTCGGAGTCCGTGATCGTCACGATGTCGCCGCGCTCGATCGCGTCCCACTGCTCGCCGCCCACGACGTAGGACACCGTGCGGCGTGCCAGGGCATAGGCCCGCGCCTGCACCGCGAGGATCGCGTCGGCGGTCGCCACGTCCCAGATGATGGACGTGTCGATCTCCTTCTCCCGCACGCCCGAGTCACGCGAGGACCGATACCGGGCCTGCGACACCGCGCACAGGTACGACCCGCGCACGCTCGGCTCGTCGGGATCGTACGTGGCGTCGAGGCCGCGGTACTGCATCGGCTCGTCCGTGCGGCGATTGCGGCAGAAGTCAATCCGAAACCTGTTGGCGATCTTGCTGCTGTCGATCTTCACGCGCCCCGCTCGCGAGATCGTGGGATCGGCGTCTACGTCGATCTCCCATCGCGCCTCGTTCGCGCGTGCGTCGTAGCGCCACACGACAGGGTACAGCCCCTCCGGTCCTGTCGCGATTGACACGGGCAGGAGCGGCAGGAGGTTGGCGCTGAGCCACTCCCAGATGTTCACGCGCGCGTCGATCGCGCAATCGATCTTGAAATCGTTGAGCAGCGAGACGGCAGCGGCGCACTTGCCGGCGTCCACCGCCATGCCCGTCTGACGCAGGAGGTACGTCAGCACATCACCCGCGCCACGTACGAGCTCGCCATCGTCTCCGACCATGCCGCCGCCCTCGTCCGAGCGCGTGCGGTCGTACCATCCGACGTAGATCGGCACGTACACCTTGCTGCCGTTGCCGTCGCTGTAATCCCGGTAGGAGTCGTCGCCGCCGAGGTTGTTGTTCATGTAGTCAGAGCCGAGCGTGCACACGCTGATGCCGTTGACCAGCGCCGCGATCGAGCCGGTTGTGTCTCCGCGCTCCACTCCAGGCACGACCGCCACGACGTTCCCGCGCGCGTCCGTCCAGTGCTCTACGATGAAGCCGTTGTCGCTCGGAGAGCCGAACGGGAAGCCGCTCTTGTAATAGTCCCACGTCGCGTTGCTGATCGACTCCGTGTAAAGGTACACGCTGTCGGCCTTGACGCGATGCCCCGCGATCACGATGACCGGCCCCTGCGTAGCGACACCGCCCGTCGTATAGCTGCCACGATCGCGCGAGATGTGCACGGCGATGGAACCTTCCCACGCCGGCGAGCTCAGCCCCGACGTGCGTCCAGGCTTCCCGAACACGATCGGATACGGCAGGCTGAGATCCTCCGGCAGCAGCGAAGAGAACAGATCCGGCTGCAGGAGCCACGGGAAGTAGGTGTCCTGCAGCGAGTTCGGCCACGTCGCGCCCGTCACCTCGAGGCCGAGCGGAGGCGTCTCAATGTCCGTCTGCCACACCTCATCCGCCAGCGTGAAGTCGATCGGCTCGTAACGTGACCCGTACTCGGGATCCTGCACGCGCCCCACGAGGCGTACGCGGCGCTGCTCGTACGTCTGTCCCTCTCGCCAGAGCGCGAGCGTGCCCGTAGCGCCCTCGAGGCGGTGGCCTCGCGCGATCAGCGTAGGCACGTCCACGGGCAGGACCGCCGAGATCGAGACACTCGCCTCGGTCAGCTGGCTATCGAGGAGCTCCACCGCCTCCGACAGCGTGACCTCCTCGAGGCCGCCCTCGTAGTGGAGCACGCCGTCGTCGCTCGTCACGTCGAGCTCGGTCGTGCTCAGGCGCAGCGTCTGGCCGGCGAACTCGAGATCCAGGAGCCAGTAGAGGTCAGCGCTCACAGCTCCTCCTCGATCCGCACGCGAGCGAGGCGGTAGACCTCGCCCGTGATCGCGTCGTACTCGTCACCCTGTACCGTGTCCACCTGCAGCGACTCGCTGCGGATGCGCCCGTAGAGCACGAGCGGAGGCGCCACGATGGTCTGCACCGTCGTCCCGCCCGACATCGGCTCTACGCGCGGCAGGTACACGATCGGCGTGACTGCGCCGTCGAGCTGCTCGAGCACACCCAGCATCGAGGGCGCCACGTCAGCGACCGAGGCGATCGCTGGCCCGCTCGCGTGGAGGCGCACGTAGTCGGCATTGTTCGACCCGATCTGCTTCGCATCTACGCCCTCATCCCACGACACCTCGACGGCCCGACGCGCAGGCCCTAGGCGCGTTGCCCGTCGAGCGCCGCCGCGTCCCTCCACGAGCTCATAGGATGGCGACATCTGCTGGCTGCGGTTCGCGGAGTACTGCTGTCCAAAGACGTGGAAGTAGCCCTGCACGCACACGCCGATCGTGAAGTAGCCCTCGCTCGTCGTCTGCGCCGGGATCCGCAGGCGGTAGGCGTTGTACTCGGTGCTTGGCGTCGAGCTCTCCGCTGCGATGACGCACACGTTCGGCATGATGATGGCGCCGTCGTTGCCATTCGTAGGATCGCCCGCCTGCGGCGTGATCTGCATCCGCACCTTCGTACCATCGCCAGAGAGCGACCCCGCCCACACACCAGGCGTGTTCACCGAGATCGGCCGGATGCGCGTCCCGCCCGAGGAGGACCAGTAGGCGCCGGCCAGCTCGTTTGTCGTGATCACGCGCGTGATCGTGCTGGAGCCGAGCGGCGCTGAGGCGGTGACGATGTTGTGGTCGAGCAGGTAGCCGAGGCCCGTCTGTCCGCTCGCGGCGTCGATGGTGGCGATGGACTGCCACACGCCCGCGCCGTCCCGGCCCTCCCAATACGCCGTGCGGAAGTTGATCCCGCCGAGGTACAGACACCGCGCCGGCCCGAGGAACGGACTCGTCAGCGTGGCGCTGAGCTCCCATGCGATGATCTGCTCGCTGGCCGTCGTCGTGGAGCGCCACGCGCGTCGAGGACTCGGCTCCTCCTCGGCGTGGATGGCGCGGATCGGGTAGCGGTAGTCGGCTGCGACCGTCCACGTATCGGAGCGGTAAGCAGGCCCGTCCGTTCCGTACACGCTGACGCCATCGGACACATAGACCGGATCGGCTGCGAGGTCGCGTGCCAGGAGATCGCCCGGGTTGGCTGGCGCGTTGTAGATCCCGGTCTGCGCCGTGCCAGCGTAGGAGCCGGACACGTAGGACATCCATCGCCAGATGCTGTTCAGCACGACGCCCGCGCCCACACCCGACGTGAACTGGACGCGGTGCGTCGTGGAGATGCCCTGCACTAGCGCGCCTGACGTACCTACCTGCACCCATGCGCGGTCCTCGGTGTCGCCTCGAGAGCCTGCGGCGTACCATGCCACGCACTGTCCCGTGCCCGAGCTCGCCACACGCCCGACCGCAATCCGCAGCCACACGCCCGAGGCGGCTGCGGTCGTGTTCACAGTCGCGATCGTCGTGCCGCCTGTCACGTCAAGCAGCGAGATCGTCGTCGGCGTGGCCACGACCGCCGCCTCGAACGACGCAGGCCCAGCGACTCCCGCGCGGACGCGGATGGTGCTCTGCCCATTGTTTACATCGACCCACCCTTCCGCGATCACGCCCTGCTGGAGCGTGCCGGTAGGCGAGCCGGTCCACGTCGCGGAGTCGCCTACGCCACCGGTGATGTTCATGCCGGCAGAGTCAAACGCGATCGTGGGTGCGCCGGTAGACGTGTAGGCCCAGCTCGTCGCATCTGTCGCGTCAGGCGTGTCGTACGGTAGCCACGTCCGTTCCCATGCCACCTGTCGCGCGTGCGTCGGCGAGCCCGACAGTGAGGGCAGGTTGACCGTCGCCCAGCCGCCTGCGGCCATGATCGAGATGGACGCCTCCGCGAGCGCAGAGACGCTGTTGTGCTGATGTGCGACGATCATTCGGCCACGCTGCCACGCGGCCGACAGGTAGCGCGGGTGCACTGTGTCGGACTGTCCGCGCCAAAGCATCGCCTTCGTCGTCGGATGCGAGCTCGAGCCGAGGCCGTACCATGTCGCGCCTACGTCATCCGTCGAGCGCACTGCAAGAGCGTCGAGGCCCGTGGCAAACACCGTGTCACGTCCTACCGCGTACAGGCGCCCGCCCTCCGCAGCACAGAGCGCCATGTCGGCGTCGTTCCACGTCGTTGTACCCGTCGCCCAGGACATCGGGTTCGACGCGTCCTGCATGCGAACCTCGGTCGCAGCCGTGAAGCGCGCGTAGGCGTTCGCGAGCGTGCGCGACCATGGCCGGTTGAGCAGGCCATAGGTCGCATGGTTCTCTCGACGGATGTACGTCAGGACGAACACGTCACCCTGTGCGGCAACGTCGGGGAACCCTCCGTGATTGTCGAGGTCTGCGCCGCTGTACTGATCGACCAGTTGAAACGACGCTCCGAGGTCCGCGCTCGCGTACTGCGCCATGCGCTGCGAGTACGCGGTAGACGTGTCGATCACGTCCACCATCAGCACGATCTGTCCCGCCAGGTAGGCAGCACGCAGGCGCCGGATGCTCTGACTCGTCGTGCTGATCGCGGCTTCAAGGCATCCCGTCTGCCCTCGCGTCCACGTCGCGCCGTCGTCATCGCTGTAGGACATGCCCACGTTGACCGTCGAGGCGGTCGTGTCCTCGACGGCGTAGAACACGAGTACGCGCCCGCTCGGGAGCTCCAGCCCGCAGGCCCGAGCGCCCGTAGTGTATACACTACCGGTCACGCCGACATGCGAGAACACCTGCACATCCGTCCACGTCGAGGCGGTCGCCGCCCGGTACGAGCAGCGCACAGCGCCTGCCGTCGTGTTCTCGTAGACGACGTAGAGCCGATCGGTCGAAGCGCTAAACACGTAGGCGTCTCGGTACAGGCCGGCCGTCGTCGTGTACGCGACATTGCCCCACCCCGATACGATCGCGGGAACGTCGAAGCCTCGGTAGAGCGTGTCGCCCGTGTTGCGCCACACGATACCCGCGTCGTCCAGGCCAGGCATACCGGCGCGGATCGCCTGCACCTGTAGGCTCCCGCCTGCGCTCTGCGTGCCCGTAGCCGCGATCACCGCGTAGGTGTCCTGCGCTGCGGCCGCCTGTCCAGGCATCGGCCCCGCCTGCGTGGCGGTGCTCAGCGTGGACGAGTACGCATCGTAGGTGAGGCGTGGATCAGGAAGGAGCAGACCTCGGAGGTACGAGCGGGTGATCGCGCTTGCCATGCTACAGAGCCTCTCGCATACCTATCGTGCGCGAGCTGCGGATGGTGTCTGCGAGAGCCCCTCCGAGCCTGAGGTGATCGCGGATGAAAGGCCGGAAAATCTCATGGCGATATTGGCTGACCGCCACGACGACAGGCGCCTGCGAGACGCCGGCATTGGCAGCGCGCACGGCCTCCGGTCCTCCGATGCTCGACACACCCTGACGGGACAGCACGCCCTCGCCTGCGACCAGGCGAGCGCCTACCTGATCCGGCCCGCCGACCATGCCGCCTGAGTGGAAGGCAGGCTGCTCAGCGCTGATCGTCGCCACCTGCGCCGCGCCGATCGCGGCCACGATGCCAGCGGCTACCGGGTTCGCGAGGTTCGCAGTCACTGCCGTAGCCGTGTTGATTATCGCCTCAGCCAGCTTGCCGGCCTTGGCTACCTCAAACGCGCGGATCGCGGCGGCGCGCTGCGCCTCCACGCGCTGCTTGAGCGCCTCGCGCTCGGCCTGTGACAGGTTCTCTGCGCCCTGTTCGAGCTGCTGTTGGAGCGCTGCCACCTTCTCGGCGCTCGCGGCAGCGCCCTCCTCGAGTAGTCCGCGCACCGTGTCGAAGCCCTGACCGAGCGCGTCCGTCAGTAGCGCGGCGCGCTCCTCAGCTGCGGCTTGATCTGCCGCACGCTGCTCCTCAAGGAGCGCCATGCGCTTCTCAAACGCGGCCTGCTCGATCGCGTCGATCTCGGCCTGCGTCTCGGCCTTGACCTGCACCTGCGCCTTCTCGAGCGCGGCGTCTACCGCCGCCTGCTTCTCGGTCGTGAGTCCCAGGTAGCGAGTCTTGAGGGCGAGCTCCTCGAGCTGCTGCAGGCGCTCCTTCCCGCGAGCGAGGATCTTGGCCTCCTCGTCGCCTTGTCCCGCTGCAGCTTGCTGGAGCTTCTCCATCCCAGCGGCGTAGTCGAGCGTCAGCCTGCCGAGGTCCGAGCGCGCTTTGCTCGCAGCTTCGAACTTTGCTTCTTCCTCGGCCAGCTTGCGCGCGGCTTCGGCGGCACGCTCACGAGCAGCAGCCGAGGCGCGCTGTGCTGCGGCCTCGCGGATCTTCGCCTGCTCGAGCGCCTGCGCCCGTGCGACCGCCTCACCTTCGCGCTCCGTGAACGCCGAGAGCGCCTTCTCTGCGCTGATGTACGCATTGTACGAGTCGGTCGTTGCGCCCTCTGCGCTGAGCGCGGCCTTCGTGCTGGCGACCTGCGCCTCGAGGTACTGGCGCTGCGCGTCATAGGCTCCACGCACCGCAGCAGTGCGAGAGATGATCGCGCCCTCCTCCTCGCTGATCACGCCTGTCGAGATCGCCGTTTGGATGGCGAGCTCTTCCTCGATCTCCTTGAGCGCCTTCGTGCGTGCGACCGCCTCAGTCGCAGCCTGCGCTGCCTTCGCGTTCGCCTCCTCGACCGCCGCGAGCTGCTCAGCGTAGTACTGCGTGGCGAGCGCCACCGCGCCCATGGCAGCGCCTACGACGCCCAGGCCGATCGCGAGCTTGTCGCCGCCCTGCGCTGCGACCTCCATACCGTCCGCTACGTCAGCGACACCGCGCGCAGCGCCACCGAGGCCAGGGACGAGGAGATCGAGGACGCCCGCCACCTTGCCGGCCGCGCTGCCCACCTTGCCGAACTTGTCGCCTACGTCGGCCGTCGCAGCCGATGCCTTCTCGGCGGCGCGCTGCGTGTCCTGCATCGCCTTCTTCGTCGCTGCTGCGCTCTCCTTCGCGGCCTTCTCGCCTGCGCGGATCGAGGACTGCAGCTCCTTCACGATCAGCTTCGCCTCGTCGGCGGTGATGTCGCGCACCTTGGCGAGCTGCGCCTCGAGGTTTGCGAGGCTGGCCGATACGCTGAGATCGATGTCAGCCACGAGTGGCCTCCTTCACGGCCTTTTTGGTGGCCTTACGGATGGTGCTAATCTGCTGATTGATGCGCTTCTTGCCCGGCTTCTTGACGTTCTCCAGCCACATGTTCTTCCCGTCGCTGGCTTTCGGGTTTGGCCGGATCTTGCGGACTCCGATCGGGTCGCCGTTCTCGTCCAAGCGCGCGAACGTGTAGCCGACCGGCATCTGTCCGGTCTTGCGGTAGTAGTCGCGCACCCGCCAGTACTCCGCAGGATCTGACAACTTGCGCGAGGACTTCACGCTGAGCGGCCCGGGGCGCTTGATCATGTACGTCTTCTTCTCGGTCGCGTACACAACACCCGTCACCTTGTCCGTCGTGATCCGCATCTCCGAGGTGATCGACTCCTGCGAGTCGCCCGAGCGCTTGTCCACCTGATCGTACCAGTCGTCCCGGGCATCCTCGGCTACCTCGTCAACGATGCCCTCGATCGCGGTAGCGATGCCCTTGGTGGCGGCTGTGTAGGCAGCGCGGAGGGTACGCTCCAGCGTGCCGGATACGGCCACTGTGACGTCCCCTCCTCCGTACACTACACGAGCCACTCAGCCTCCAAGACCCCAGAACGCGGCGCCTGACGCGCTCACTGTATCACCCTCACGCGGCGCCATTCGCCCCCGCTTGCCCTTCGGCGGCGTGTGCTTCGCGCGCCACCATCCCAGCACGCGCTCCTGCTGATCCACGCTCCAGGCGTAGAAGGCGTCAGGATCTCCGCAGTACGTCAGGCCGATCTCGAGCGCTACGGCGTCGAGTCCTCCTTCGGGGCCACGGAAAAATCCGCGTGTGCCTGCACCGCCTCCTCGCGCGGGTAGGAGTCCACGAGCAGCTGCACGGCCTTGCTCGCGGCCTCGCTGACCTCGGACTCCGGTACACCTGCGGCGTGGAGCTCGTCGCGCACGGCAGCGCCGTAGGCAAGGCTGTCCCACTTGCAGCCGGCGAGCGTGGCCTTGAGGGCAGGACGCGAGGCCCAGCAAACGCCGAGCGCTGCGCCCAGGCCGAGCCACCCGTCTTGTGCGAGTGCCACGAGCGCCTTCGTCCGTGCTGCGTGCGAGGCCGGCGCCTGTAGAGTGATCGTGCGTCCCTTGATCGATACGTCCATGATGCTCCTTCGGGGCGCAAAAACGAAGCGCCCGCCGTACCGTAGCACGACGGGCGCCGTCGATCACCGCGCGATCAGGTGGCCGTGATGGCGCCCAAGACTTCGAAGTCGAGCGTGAAGGAGTTGGGGTCTCCCTCGGCGAACGAAATCGAGCAATGGCAGTTATTGAGCGTCAGGATGTGATCCGCCGAGTCCCCGAAATTCGTTCCCTCCACCGAAAGGACGATCTGCAATGCAAACACGTCTGCGGTCGAGCCGAGCGTGGACACCGCAGACGCCCAAGCGCCGGTCTTGTTGACGGCATCCCAGAGCAGACGATCCGTGCCGTCGCTGAGGTCCGTCATGTGCGCCGTGAAAGAGCCTGTCGGGAAGGAGCGATTAGTCTTGCGGATCGATCCGAGGTCGCCTCGGTCGAGGTACTTCGTGATCTCGTAGTTGCCCTGATTGAGGCCCGAGATCGAGAAGTCGCCCGTCTCGAACTGCACCGTGAGCGTGAGCGGCGTCGGAGAGGTGCCATCGTTGATCACGATGCTCCCGTCGCGAAAGTTCTTGACGACAGACGAGATGGCCATGCTCTACCTCACTGCAGCGGAAGCGTGTGCTGGACGCGGAACTGTATCACACCGCGAACCCATTCGGCAGCGTCGTTCGTCTCGCGGGAGAGCGACACGAGCTGGAACTTGTAGTTGACCGGCCACGTCGCATCGTAGGCCATCAACTTGTTGACGACGGCCTGCTCGCCATCGAGCGCGTCGTCGTAACTGTTGGAGATGTCCTTCGGAGCGAGGCGCCAGGTGTAGTGGACCTCGAGCGGCGTCTCGACCAGCGTGCCCTCGGCAGGCTTGCCTCGGTACAGGCGCTGATCCTCAGTCGTTCCGCAGAGGACCGCAAACGCCTTGTGCGCGATCGAGTCCGCGTCGGCGCCAAACAGGTCAGGCGCTACGCGCGTCTCGCGCCATCCAGTAAGCGTGAGGATCCGTGCGGTCACGTCCTCGCGCAGCTGGCGTACCGTCCTGCTCGCCATCAGCGCCACCACACGTCGAGGCTATGGCCACGACCGTTCAGCCAGACCGTGGAAGCGGCAGACTTCTTCTTGCTCGGATCGACGACGTTCTCGTCTGCCTCGTCGTAGGTGAAGCGCAGCGCGCCCCAGGCGGTCGTGTAGGCAGTGCTGTAGTACGCCGCGAGCGCCTGCCAGCGTCCCGTGTCGCCAGCGCTGGTCTGAAAGTCCATGAAGATCAGGTGCAGCGTGAGCATGAGGTGCACCTCACGCAGCGCGCTCGGCTGGATCACGAGGTACGGCCTGCGGCCCTCTCCGATGAGCCGGTTGCAGATCGTCGCCCACGCTTCGTCAATGTACGCCTGATACGACGTAGCCGAGCCGAGCAGCGCCGGAAGGTCGCTGTGTCGCTGTGTCAGATCAGCGTCCGAGATCACAGGGTAGAGGGTTCGACGGCAGACCGCCGCGTCATTTCGGAAGGTGTGGGTCACTGAGTCAGGGAGTAGCAAGCTCCATTCGACTAGCCAGCCCTCGCCCAGCGCTTCGGCTGTCGTCGTGGCGCCAGTGAGACTGTACTGCGCCACGCTCGACACGATCGAGACGGCCTGCGCGTTGACGAGCGCCGTCTGGTCAGGCCGGTAGATGCTGATCGTGCCGCTCGAGGGCGCAGCCGTCGCGCCCGCCCGCTGCACCGGACAGGTCAGGATCTGCGTGCGCCCGCGCTCGATCGTCTCCGAGCTGCGGAAGCGTGCCGTGTAGATCGTCTCCGCGAGCGACATCGCAGCCTCCTACTACCGTCCCTTATCCGTCTGACGCTGGTCGTGCTTGCGCGCCGTCTCCTGCGCGACCTGCCGCGCCTTGTCGGCTGGCATGCCGCCCTCTCGGAGCTGGCGCTGCATGCGCTCCATCGCCTCCCGGTAGCCAGGACGCTCGCCGCTCACGAGCGCGCCCGAGCGCGCTTCGGCGCAGGCTTCGGCACTTCCGGCTCACCGTCCTCAGCGGGAGGATTGAAAAGGCGATCCATCGCCACGCGCATCTTCTCCAGGAGCGCCTCCTCGACGGCCAGTGCATCGCGGTGGAAGGGCGAGCTCGGCGCCTTCTCACGCCACTCTTCGACCTTCTTCTCTTGGCGCTCGATCTGCACAGCGATGAAGTCGGGATCAGGGAGCTCGATGTAGCGCCCGACGAGCGACTTGCAGAACGACCAGTAGCCCTCCTCGTCGTTCGCGATGCGCGTCTGCCCTGCGACCAGCTTCGGCGTCTCCCAGCGCGACATGTGGACGGGTCCGGCCACGCCCTCGTAGGCGACACAATAGCCGCCCTCGATCGCATCCCACGGGATCAGCGTCCAGCCTCGACGCCGCTTGGCGACCTCGGCGGCCTCCGTGCTGCCGTGCTGGTCCACGTTCGACACGCCAGGATCCGCGATCATCGTGGACAGCCACGGCACCCACTCGCCGTCGCGGTAGGACCAGCGTGCCGGGTGATGGATGTACCAGAATGCCGGCTTCGGTTCGAGCTTCACAAGCTCCTTCATCGCTGCCGGTCGCTGTGCAGGCTGTGCGGAGTAGTTGCCCGAGCCCGCCGTGCCGAATGTCGCTGCCATGTTTGCTCCTTCGTGGGTTCCAGACGCAGAAGCGCCCGCGCCAGTAGAGTAACCACCAGCGCGGGCGCCTGTAGATCAGCGATTAGAAGTCGCTGAGGATGCCGACGCCCTTGGCGTCATCGATCTCACCGACGCCGACGAACGCGGAGCCGACGATGATCGTGGAGCCGTTCGAGGCATCGCGCTCGAACTCCACGACGACCGGGGACTGCGGGACGGTCGTGGTGGCGCCCATGATCGGAGCCGCAGTGCCAGTGGCGATGCCGATGGCGCCGGGGGCGATCATCATGCCCAGGTAGTCCGCGCCCGCGTTGGCGGTCGGGACGAACGAGGACTTGAAGATGTCCACGCCGTAGAGCGTGCCAGCGAAGCCCTGACCCTTGGCGAGCAGCATCTCCTGATTGGCCGCGATGTACTGGCCGGGGCCGGTCTCGGAGCGCAGGGAGCTCATGAGGTCGTTCAACTGCTGCGGGTGCAGGATGGCAGTGAACGGCCCGTTCGCGCTCTGCAGCTGGAGGGCGAACATGCCCGAGTAGAACGTGGAGACCGAGAGGTCCACGCCCGTCGAGCCGACCGAGGTGGAGAACCCGGAGGACAGCGCGCAGAGCATGGTGGAGGCGCGCTTGAGGTACGCAGCGACCATATCGGCAGCCAGGTTGTCCACGGTCACGTCGAGCGGGATCCCGGTCGCGGTCAGCTGGGCGAGGTCAGAGATCTGACGGCGCAGCGCCTGACGCGCGATCGTGATGTTGGCGTTGGTGCTCGTGAGCGCGGTGTTGGAAACCGAGGCGTTCTCGGCCACGGCCGACATCGCGTCAGCGCCCCAGGACACGACGGGCACCTGCACGACGGTCGAGCCGCTGCCGTTCATCGCGCGCAGCTGGAGGATGGACGGGTGATTGACGAGGCTGGCGGTATCCGTCAGCTTCTGGATCACGGCCTGATTGAGGATCGCGGCCACGCGGGCATTGCCCGACAGGCCACTAAAGTACACTTCGTTTGCCATTTTTGGCTCCGTAGGTCTGTTTGTGGCCGCGCCTATCGCTGTTGACGGGAGTTCGTGCCCGATCGCGGGAGGGCAGCGCCCTCGCCGCTACCCTACCGCGCGTCGTGACAAACTGTCAAGCCGTCCGCAGGCTGGCCATGATCGCATCGCGGTGCGCCTTGAACTCGCTCGGACTCAGCCGCGAGATCGCCTCGGCGCTCCACACGGCCGGCTCTGCTGGCGCCTGCGGAACAGTAGCCGTCGAGGTGCGCGGCATCGGCACGGTAGCCGGTGCCGTCTGCGAGGGCAGCGTCGGCGCCTGCTGGGGCGCAGGTGCGGCATCCGACAGGTACGCGCGCACGGCCTTCGGCAGCCCGTCCCGATTAGCCAACCACTCTCCGATCGGAGGACGGCCCTCGGCCGGGAGCTTGCTGTAGGCGTGCTGCACGTAGTCCAGCCCCTCGGCGTCCATGACGCCGGCAGACATGATCTCGCGCTCGAGGCGCAGCGCCTCGCGCTCGGCCTTGCTGCTCGCCTTCGCCTCCTCGTACTGGCTACGCCACTTGTCGGCCTGTGCCGCCAGCGGCTCGACCTCGGCCACCTTGGCCTCGAGCTCCTTCACGCGCGCAACGAGCTGGCGAATGCGGGCGGCTGCGCCGCTGTCGTCGGCGGCAGGTGCGGGAGTCGTCGTTCCTTCCTCGGTGCTCATGTGCTCTCCTTCTTGCGTTCGATTGCGGCGCGGACTCGCGCCTCTTGACGGATGATCTTGCGCGCCCAGGTACGGCCAGCATCGCCACCCCATAGGAGCCACGCGATGTATCCGGCGCTCGGATAGCCGGGGTTGCCGCGCTTCGCGGCCGGCGCCTCGAGGTCGATCTCGTGGCGCTCAAAGTACGCGACCATGCGCTTGATCGTCTCGAGGCTCAGCTCTCGACGGTTGCTCAGGTCGCGCGCCCGCGCGACACCTACCGCCGTGCCGCCTCGGTTGAACTCCGCACGCAGCTCGAGGCCGCGCTTCGCAGCTGCGGCTACCGTCGCTGGCGGGCGCAGATCGAGGTCGCCACGCTCCTCCGCGCGCTTGAACTCGCGGTAGACCGCAGGCTCATTGAGCCGCAGGTATCGGCGCTGCGCCTCGGAGACGAACGGCACTACGACTCCTCGGAGGCTTCGCTCTCGACCTCGCCAGGCAGCTCCGTCTCGGCCTCGACCTCTCGGCCCGTCAGGTAGCCGCGAGCCTCACGCACGCTCTCGAGCACAGCGCGCAGCATGTCGCGCTGATCGTCCGTGAGCGTACCGTCGAGCATGCCGGCCAGCGCCTCCTCGGACGCGCGGAGCTCGTCCACGGCCTCTTCCATCGCTTCGGCATGGTCAGAGGATACGGGCGCTGCGGGCGCCGCCTCCGGCCTTGCTCCTTCTTCTGCCGTTGCAGGCGGCGCCTTTCCGCTCATCTCGTCGATGGCCTTCAGCCGCGCCACCGCATCCTGCTCGGTCATCGAGCCGAAGAAGCGCAGCGCCTCCACGCGGTCCATCAAACCAGCGCTCATCATGGACGTGACGTGTTCGCGTCTCGCAGACAACTCCTCCGGCGAGAGGGGTATCTCTCGGTAGATCACCGAGTACCCGCCCTCGGGAAACTGCGTACCCATCGCGCGGTTGTAGATGATGGCACTGAGGCCCACGAGCGCCTCGTCCGCGTATCGGAACTGCGCCACGTATCGGCGCTGCACGACCCGCTTGCCTTCGTTCGACAAGCTGATGGCGTAGCCGCTCTTGGCCGAGCCACTCGTACGCTGGAGCTCGGAGGGCGAGAGTCCGGCATCCGTAGCGAGGCGGTGCGCGATCGCGGCGATCGTGCTCTCAAGCTTCTCCACGTCGGCGCCGGCTTGGAACTGCGCGACCATCGGCTGCGTCGTCTCGCTGACTGGATCGAGCATCAGGATCGTCGTCGGATCCGTGATCACCTCGGTCCGTGCCGAGCGCGTCTGTCCGTCCACCTGCTCGAGACCCGCCACTCGTACGCCGACGGCGTAGCGTTGTGGGAAGGATGCATCGCGGAGGGTATGCGACAAAAAACTGTAGAATACCGACAGGTTGAGGCTTCCCTCGTACAGCTCCAGCCCGTTGTAAGCGTCAAACAGACGATCGCCGTACAGGCTGGCATGGTACAGCACGACCGGCAGGACCGGAGCGCCAGCCTGTCGGCGGTACGGGTACGCCTCGCCGCTGTAGTCCGCGCCCAGCACCTGCCGCGTGATGTCCTCACCAAAGCCCGCGCCATCGGTCGCGATGTGCACCTTGTACGTCGGGTACTGGGGATCGCGGATGTCGAACGCATCCCACGTCCACGTCGGCTTGCCATTGATCATCCGAGGCCGAAGCTCTGCGAACATGAGCGGCACGGTAGGCCGGCTCGGATCGGCCTCGGCTACCGTCATGTCCGGCGAGACAGGCCGGTACGACAGGCGCCCGTCCTCGACCTCTACGCGCATCCACATCTCGCGGAGCGCGATGGTCATGCTCTGGAACCGGCTCATCTGCGGCCACAGGCCGGCGCGGTCGATCAACCCGCCCTCGCCCGTCAGCGCCTCGGCGTTGTCCACGCTGGCATGGTGGCGCACGTCAGGCGGTGCGTCGTACAAAGTCGCAAGCTCGGTGGCCACGACCTTGAACGGGTTGCTGGACATGTCCGCACGGCCCCACGCAGATCGCCGCACGCTGCCAAGTTGCTCCTGCAGGCGCGACTCGAGCAGCGATAGCCAGCGGCCCTCCATCAGCGCACGACGATGGCGCGTGTGCTCCCAGCGCTGCGCCTCGTCAGGGTTTCCAGGCGCGGGAGGCTTCGGGAGCTGGAGGTTCGCGTAGTGCATGGCGGCCATCCTATCCTATGCGGACGAGCTGCGGCGCGTAGAGCCGACGCGTCACGAGCTCGAGGGTGTATCGCAGCGCGTCGATGCTGTGCTTGTGCTCGCTTGACTCGCGCCCGTCGAAGCGGCTGAGGTCATCGATCAAACGCTTGCAGCGCGGATGGACGACGAAATCACCTCGGAGCATGCTGGCCTGTAGCAGGCGGTAGCCGGCGTATACGCTGCCCTTGGGCTTATACGCCGTGTGAAACCGCGCCGGCCATGCGCCGATCGGGAGGCGCAGATCGCGCTCGATCGCCTGCACGAGCATCGCGTTTGACTTGATTGCGCCGCCTCGGCGGCTGATCGCGGCGCGGTCGCCCACCCAGCGATCGACCTCCTCCCAGCGCAGGCCGCAGCGCTTGAGCATGTCGAGGATCGCGCGAGCATCCTGCTCGGGCGTCGTCATGCCGTCGCTCTGCACCTGGTCGAGCACACGGATCTGATGATGGCCGTCCTCCGTCGTCCGCATCGCGGACAGGATCGCCACCTGTGCGCCCGACTCCTTGCCATGATCGACGCCGACGCCGATCAACCAGTCGCCCTCGGGCGCCTCGTCTCGGACGTGCTTCTTCGGATCGAACATCGGGAACACGCGGCCCTCAACGAACACGGTTTCCCACTCGCCAAACAGGCGCTGGCCGCGCTCGGCCTCGAGGATGTGCGCCGCGAGCTCATCGATCCGCTCCTGCGTCAGCAGGGGCTTCCCGCCAATGGGCGTCGTGTTCTCAACGCTCAGCGGAGCGCAGATGTCATGGACGCGCCGATCCTCGACGAGCTTCTTGAGCCAGCCGAGCGGCTGGCCTACCGGCGTGAGTGTCAATGAGATGGTGCCTTGCTTCCTAAAGACACGCGGTACCAGCTCGTTCCAGAGCGTCTCCTCGGGCGGCTCATCGATCAGCAGATGATCGAGCGTCGAGCCGGCCATCGAGAGCGCGCCCTGCTGGACCGAGCGGAACTTGAGGATGCTGCCGTTCCGAAACGTGACCATCGGCTGGCGTCCGCGGAACCCACGGCCAGGGATGAACTCGACATCGGGCGAGATCGCGTCCTTCGGTAGCAGTTGCCAGCATTTTTCCTGAATGGCCACGCCCTGCTGCGACGTGACCGTGACGACGTGCGCCTCGATCGGAGCTGGCCGGACAGGCTGGTACGGATGCGAGCCGAGACAGCGCCAAATCGTGTCGGCCATGCCGACCCAGGTCTTTCCGACCTGGTTCGCGCCTCGGTAGAGCCGGATCCGCTCGGTGGACCGCAGGAACTCGAGTTGAGGCGGCGTCGGGCGGAAGTAGGCTAGCGGGTCGCTCTCGGCACGACGCTGGAGGACGTGCGAGGCCGAGGCCAGGGCAGCGAGGTTCACAGGCCGGCTCGCTCACGCTGGATACGATCGAAGCTCTGGAGCGCGGCCTTCCGGCTGTAGAAGGTCCGCGCCTTGCGCGCCTGTCCCTCGCTTACGTCCTGCAGCACGATCCAGTACGAGCCCTTGTTCGTTCGGACAGGCCAGCGCTCCACGCGGTCCTCGATCGGCACGCGCTGACCGTCCACCTCGCGCTCGCCCACGACGACCGAGCGCACGAGCTCGTAGCCGTAGGCGCTCATGCGGTCGTTCGCTCGAGGCGCACGACGCGGCCCGTGCGGCGCATCTCGATCGCGTCCTCGAGGCGCTCGAGGTGCTGCGGCGGCAGCGAGGCGACAGCGCCCACGATGATGCCGAGCAGCTGCTCGTCGCTCATGCTCGAGTCGGGCGAGGATGCCTTCGCGATCTCGATGTCGAGCTGCGCCCGCGTCTCCATCGCGCGCAGCTTGAGCGATCCGACCGCCTGCCAGGAGCCAGCACCGCTCGCGTCGAGCACCGCCTGCTCGAGCTGCTCGAGGCTCTGCCGCAGGTAGTCCGTGATCGGAAGGCTGTGACTCTCGCTCGGGTCCATCGAGGCGACCTTCCCGCCGCGCGGGCGTTTCGCTGGCTTTCCTACTCGCATCATTCGCTCCTTTCCGTGAACGTAAGCGGTCTTGATGGTGACCTTCAAGTCAGCGTGTGGGGGGCGCGGGTCGAGGGGCTATCGCG